AGTTGATAAAACAATCGCCCAAGGAACTTGACCCATGAGAAACCTCGTACCCATCGTGCTGTTCTCCGCACTAGCCTTTGCCGCTGGATGGACACTGTGCGGGCTGGCGTCCAATAAAAGCTACGCAGAGGGCCTTAGACGCGGCGTAGAGATATCCCAGAAGCAGAAGATAGCTGACGGGGCGTGTGTGCAGTGGTGGACGACAGGGATTACAGAAGAGCTGCGACAAGCCCGACAAGCATTTTGCAAGAAAGGACATTGATAAGTTATTCCAACCCTATTGACAACTTAAAAGGGAAGCTATCTAATGGATTTGGGTCCGGTGGGACCCTCTCGCTTAGATGTTCTTCGGCCCCTTTCGCAACGATTGGGGCCTTTTTTTAGGGGAAAATGTTGTTGGAATGGTATGAAAACGTTATATACTCTTTTGCTTAAAAAATAGGCAGAAAAAGGAGGCTTTTTGGGTGATTTTGGGGGGTGATTTGGGGGTGGATCGAGGGCCACGGACCACGTATAAATACTGGTGAGACATTACGTTTCTATTTTGCTAATGAGAAGTCATTTCAACGCGGAGGGGGGTATATATACAACTCCTGATAGAAAAAAATGAAAAAAAAAAATCAGTGCGAGAGTATACATTGAAGTGAAATGGTGAAAGGAGCTAGTGTATATGCGGGTTTGATATTACAGTTGTTATAGTGAGAAGTGTGTAGTGAAATGAGCAGTTAGTAAATCTTACAGGGAGCGCGCGCGAGGAAATTTTTTTTTTTTTTTTTTTTTTCTGACAGGAGTTGTATAAAGAGGGGAACGGTTTGGGTGAATTTATTGATATACTCTTTTGAGAGGGTAGAAAAAGAGACGGGGAAGGGGAAGGAATGAAGAAAGACGAAGAAAGCCAGATTTACTTGTATACTAATTCGATCAAACCACGCAGGCATGGACTGAGTTTGACTTCAGCTGGGCGAACGCGATATCCGTTTAAAAAGATGATCATTAATGACTTTTTTGTAATTGAGAGCTTGAGTTCAGTTAAGTTGGTGAGATCGGCTATTCAGTCGTTTCATCGCAGGTACCCAGAACGAAGCTTCACGGTCCGCCAGCCTTTAGGCGTGGACGGGGTTTGGATTGTAAGGAGAATAGGTTGACTAAGCGACAGAACGAAACACGGAAGGTGGAACCCATGCCCAGCTTGGCAAAAGACGTGCTGGAGAGGGTAGCCAATGCGCCAAGGCATGACCGTAAGGGCAGGGAAGTAATGCTCACGCCGAAGGAATGGGCCTTTGTGCAAGAGTACGTGACGCGAGACGGCACCATGACGCGCACAGAAGCCGCTATTAGGGCTGGGTATACACCGAACTCTGCCAAGGACGTGATCAAGCGTTTAATTGATCCAGCGAGGGCTCCGCACGTTGTCGCAGCTATTAACGAGCTACGCGCCGAACTGGCGGAGAAATACGGCACGTCGTTTGAGCGGCACATGCGGGATTTGCAAAAGATACGTGACAAGGCCATGGAGGCTGGGGCGTGGTCAGCTGCTGTACAGGCTGAATATCGCCGTGGGCAGGCGCTAGGGACGATTTACGTGGATCGAAAGGAAGTCCGCATAGGCACCATTGACTCCATGAGTAAGGAAGAAGTAATGCGGAAGCTAGAAGACCTCAAAAAACTGTATGGCGGGCCGCCCCCTACAGCTATTTTGGAAATGGATGCAAAAGTCGTGGGAGATTCTATAGACATGGAACCCGATGCTAAATTTGACGCAGATTTACTGCTGACTGATTCAGACTTAGGAACGGGACATGCCACTAAAAAACGAACAAAAACTATACGAGAGATTGCGGAAAAGCTTAACAACGCATCATCTGACAAGGATAGAGACACGGGTAAATCTGGGAATACCTGATTGTTTAGTAGCCTGCCCCAGCGGTAATTTTGTTATGGTGGAATTAAAAGTAGTGACGCGGGGCCGGAAAGTAAACCTAAGTCCGCACCAGTACAGTTTCCACTTGAAGCATGCGGACATGAAATGCCCGACGTTTATTTTGGTTGAGCACTGGTCTACTACGGCCCCAAAGCAATTGCTGCTGTATACGGGAGCGCAGGCAAAAGACATTTTTGATAAAGGCGTTCTGTGCCCGCCCGTGGGAAGTTGGCCGCTGGCGGCGGTTGATTGGAGTGACGTTGAAAAAATACTTGACGGAATTTTTAAAGATGGGTTAACGTAGTGCCTGCTGGATATCCCAGCTTTTTTTATACAGGAGAAAATATGTCTCAATTACATAGTTTAATTACGTCGCAGGTAAAGGAAACGTTAAAAGTCGCGATGCAAGGCGCTACATTGTCCGCGTCTGATTATTACGAAGAGGATATTGAAAAGACGTTAACCACAATCTACAACTACGCAATAAAGGCCGCGTTGTATGAATTGCTTATGCAGGAAGATATCGACCGTCTGGAAGTGCTATGACTAGATACCGCCAGATCATGCGACGACAGAAGCGGGACAGGGAAGAGGAAGAGCGCAACACAATCCAGCGGAAGAGGGAACAGGAGGAAGCGGCCAGAAACGCAAAGCACGTTATTAAGCGGGTTGGGTTAATGGTTTTCTTACATTCCATTTTTAACGGAAAATAGTTGACAGATAGAATTTATTACTTTAGTGTTTGATTTATCCGGCGAGGGCCGGACTATACAGGAGAAAGAAATCATGCAAAATTCAGCGTTTACCCCCGACACGTCTACTGGCTTTTATGCGGCCTTAGTGCGTGATATTGCGGCGGCCATTGTAGTAATGGGCCTGCCAGTAGCACCAGCGGTGCCAGTAATTAACAGCGACGATTTCCTGCAGCCAATGGAAGAAATAATTAAGCGTGAAGTGAAAGCCAGAATTACAGCGGAAATTGAAAACTGGATGGCAACTGAGTTTTCATTTGCTGATTATTTTGAGCCACGCGAATTCAAAGATGAAATCTGGGAGCAAATCGAAGAGCTGGCCGAAGAGAAAATTGAAACGGTATTAGCGGACGAGGGCGAAAGGCTAATTAATCGAATTTTAGATGAAACGCTCGACAGCCAGATCAGGCGCAAGCTTGAGCAAAACGCCCGTGTTGAACTTCACTGGGGTTAATCATGAAAAGACAAACAAATAAACAACTAGTCACTAATCTAATGGACAATTCGCGCGCGGGCGCATTGTCGCAAGCTTTTGTACTGCAGGCCCTCGAGAGTTATTCGCAGCAGGTAATCGCGGCCAGCAATGAGCAGTTGGGCGGGGATCGGGCCTTTGTTAATCCGGAGGCGTGGAAAGTGTGCGCGCGCGAAACATTGGAAAAAATTTCTTGTTATTACGGGGATATAAAAATTTAATGATTGAAGCGATCAAAAAATAATTTCTCTTAACATAAAACTTGATAAGGAGTAAAAAATGAAAATTAATCCGGAAATACGCAAGCACGCAGAAGCGGCGGCGTGGGCCCATTTTTATTCGGACATTGATCTACCATGGGAACCCTTCGAAAACTATAGCGATGATTGGATCGACGAGCAACGCGAAAGGCTGGCCGATTCGATTGTAGCGGCCATGGTCTGGGCACAAAATCAGAACTAGTTAACAGCGGCCCAGTAAGGGCCGTTTTTTTTTACATTGGTCTATTGTGTTTTTCGTAGACTTCCCGATATAATTACTGGGCGGAATTAATCCGCTAATTTATACAGGAGAAAATAACCGTGAATAATGAAAACGATAAGGGCGTACAGCTGGCCTTTGCTAATAATTTTCAGGAGGGTATGCAACTGCGTGATTATTTCGCGGCGCATGCACTGGCCGCAATGATTCAAAGAAATACAGGGGGCGCGGCCAGCTGGCCGAATCTAGCTTATACATTCGCGGATGCAATGATAAAAGAGCGGGGGCCAGCATGCTAAAAACTGTTGCAATATCCAGCAATAAAAAAACCGGCCCCATAGCAGTGACTTATCGGGCGGGGAAAAATAACACTTATTCGACGTGTCCGAAAACCTGCGCATTACATCCGCAGGCTACCGCAGGCGCTCAGGAAATTGACGCCGATTATTTGCAGGCGATTAAAAAAGCGGTTCCTAAGCGGGGCCTTGCATGGACTTATTCGCATTTTTCGCCTGCGTTATTACCTAAGCCAAAAGCAAATGAAACAGTAATTAATTATTCTGCAGATACCATTGCGGACGCGTTGAAAGCAATTAAATTAAAGCGGCCCGCTGTTTATATGTCACCAAAAGCGGACGCGGATAAATGGCCCGCAGTGCATGCGGGCGTCAAGTTTATTCGGTGCCCAGCTGAATTAAGTAAATCGTTTACTTGCCAGAAATGCGGAAACGGGCGGCCCTTATGCGCGCAGGGCGGGCGTGATTATGTGATTGTTTTCGTGGGCCACGGCACGGGCGCGGGCCGCGTGGGCACGGATCAAGAGGGCGGATGCTATGCGGCCAGCGGGCCAGTGGCGATACAGTGGCACAAAACAAGGCAAGCGGGCGCGTTTAATGATGCGGAAACGTTAACGGCCTTCGCGCGTTCATTGCCTATTGGCGCGTTTTTACGTCATCACGTGGCGGGCGATATAGGGGCGGAAAAAATTACTTTGAACTAATGTAATTACTGTTATAATTTCTCTGCAGTACTTTTTAATCTATACGGGAGAAATACATTATGTCTAAATCGTTTAAACCAGTAGTACAAACTGATAGCACGGGCCAGTGGTACGACAATGCATTAAGATTTGCCACGCATGCGGAAGCTTATGCGAGCGCGTCCGCCCTTGCGGGCCGCTGGTTATTAGTCCGGAATTTTGACGCGGTAGAATCGGGCGATGAAATAACGCATGTATTGACAAAAACGGACGCGGGCCCGTGGGTAATGACGGATTACAAAAAAATTGAAGCAATTACATTGAACTAATGTAATTACTGTTATAATTTCTCTGCAGTACTTTTTTAATTAACTTATACAGGAAGAAAAAATCATGGCACATATGATAGATGAAACAACCGGACGCGCCGCTATTGCTTACGCTGGCACTACGCCATGGCACGGACTAGGCCAAGTATTAACGCCTGATTCGACTATTGAACAATGGACTCAGGAAGCGGGCCTAGGTTATACAGTGCTCGAAAGCGCGGTGGAATACATTACGCCAGCGGTAACGGGCCATCAGGTATGGCCGGACCGTAAAGTGCTACACCGTAGCGATACGGGCGCGCCCTTGGCGGTAGTGTCGAAAGACTATAAAACAGTGCAACCGGCGGAAGTAATGAATTTTTTCCAAAAGCTTTTATCGCTGGGCGGTTTTCAAATGGAAACGGCGGGCGCGTTATCGCACGGAAAACGTGTATGGGCGCTGGCCCGTGTAGGCGATGGCGCGGAAGTAGTAGACGGCGATCTGGTCCGGCCTTATTTATTGCTGGGAACTAGTTATGACGGAACCATGGCAACCATTGCAAAATTCACGGCGATACGCGTGGTATGCAATAACACAATCACGCCAGCGGTAAATAGTACTAGTGATGAAACGGACAAGGGTTATTTAAAATCGGCGGTTCGCGTGTTGCATAGTGAGCGGTTCGATGCGGACGCGGTCCGCCTGCAGCTGGGTATCGTTGCGAATCAATTCGAGCGGTTTATGGTCGAATCACGCAAGCTTGCACACGTTGACATGTCATTTACGGACGCCGATTTATTCGTGAAAGAACTGTTAAAACCCTATCACGCAGGTAAATTAGATATCACTGACACGAAGGCCTATAAACGCGTGATTCAGTTATTTGAAGGCCGGACCATTGGCGCGGAAGTGCTACACGATGCGGGCGTATCGCGCTCCCGCTGGTCTATGCTGAATGCTGTAACCCAGCTGGTAGATCACGAGCGGGGCCGGTCCGATAATACGCGCCTCGAGTCCGCATGGTTCGGAACCGGTTCGGCCATTAAGAATAGAGCGCTGGAATTGTTAACAGCATAATCAGGCCCTGCCTGCTACGCGCCGCCCCTAGGGGCGGTTTTTTTTCGCCCGTATATAATGCGCGCCCTTATAAGTAATGGCCCAGCTGGCCGTTAATACCTGCGCGCCCAGTGCATCGAAGCGGGCCGTGGGCCGCGCTCCGTTAACCCCTCAAAATCTACCGGCCCGCGCCCAGCTGGGCCCGTGGGCCGCTGGCCGTGATCCGCTGGCCGTGATCCGCTGGCCGTGATCCGCTGGCCG